GACTTCGGTATTTTCATAATGATGATATAACTGCACCGAATCGCAGAGACAGCCGAGAAGTCCTTCACAGTTCAGCTTTTTAGAAATGATGCCGTTTTCTTTCATACCGGAATCGGAAATCTGTAAAATTCTGCCCTCAAATCGAACTTTTTCGGTATTCGTATTGATGATTCTGATAATTGTTTTCAGTTCGTGCAGATTCTCATAATCCGGATTCAGCGCATTGACTGTGATGCTCGCAGCCGGAACTGCCTGCAAATCATCCTCGAATTTGCAGGCAGTGACTTTCCGAAAACCGGACGGGTTCAGGTCATGAAGCAGTTCTGTCTGACCGCCGTTTTCAATTTCAATCACATACATCAAAGAATCTCCTCTTTCAGACCGAGCTTAAAATTTAAATATTTGGTCCAGCCGTCAGGCGAATTTTCATATTTTCCTGCACCAGTTTCAGCAGCAAACTGCTGAACCAGTGCAGCATCTGCCGCTGTGATTGTGCCGTCCATATCCACATCAGCAAGATATTCCTGTTCCGGAGTCAAACCGGACGGCTCTCCTGCGCCGATATGCGCCACGGCTGACAGTATCAGGGAAACGTCTCCGGAATCGACAGAGCCGTCCTGCTCCAAATCCGGAAATCTGGTTTCTTCCGTTTTGTAAGCCGTTCCGCCGTCCGGAATCCGGAACGGATACGCCTTGAAAGTCGCTGTCAGAATGCAGATATTCCCGATGAATTCCGGTGTGCTGATTTCCGTGCATTTCGCAAGAAAATGATATTCCGGGTCACTGTCATCTTTGAGCATGATTTTTTCAGCCGGTTCGTAGAGCCAGTTCATAAAAGCAATGGCTTTTCGTTCAATATGCCGTGCGCTGTTTGCCAGTATGCTGAACTTGTATTTCAAAATTCTGTCCTGATAGGTCTGCTTTCCGTTCAGAGCCGAAAAATCATAGGTCACATTGCTGTAAGGCACAGTTTCTTCGACAAGTTTCTTTTCCGGAACAGGCTTTTCAGATGCCGAAATCACTGCACGGAATGCGTACCATGAGTGCTTTCCATTGAAAAATATTCCTCTCATTATCCGTATCTCCTTTTGTCGTCATTGCTGATATTGGCTAATTCTGCATTCAGTTCCGGAGCGAGTTCGCCCACGACTGCACCGGAATCCAGAACGACTTCTTTCGGAATCGCCCTGAGCAGAGCCGGGAAGAAGGCATTCAGCAGAATCAGCACACTGTCGAATTTGTCGGCAAGTGCCTGATTTTCTTCCTGTACTGCTGTCCGGACATATCCCAGAAGCGTATCAATCGGAGCGACTGCCTCTGCACCGGCTTCACCGCCGACCTGTAAATTCTGTGTTGACGGATTGTAGCCGAATACTGTCGGTTCGGTCATGATACCGCCTTTTGCATACCAGTCAATTCCGAATGTCGGAACACTGGGCGGATTCAGGCTGAATTCTCCAGAAATATTGAAATGCGGAAGTTTCAGTTTTGGAAGCGACCACGAAAAATTAAAAAAGCTTTTAATTTTATCAACCGCATTTTTCACGGTATTCTTTGCGGATTCGATTTTACTGCTGATTGCGTTCCGGATATTATCAAAAATATTGGAAACTGTATTTTTCGCTGCTGTCAATTTTTCAGAAATCGTATTTCTGACCGTTTCAAAGCCAGTTCTGACTTTGTTTCTGATATTGTCAAGCATGGAAGTCAGAAAGCTGACAATGCCGTTCCAGATTTCTGTGAATCTGGTTTTGACAGCGTTGAGAATATTGCTGATTATCGTCCGGACTGCTGTCATAACTGTCTGCACGGCATTTGAAATCTGATTCCAGATGTTCACAAAGAAGTCATGCACCGCCGTCAATACAGAAACGACAATATTCCAGATAGTATTCAGAGCGGTTGTGATAATGTCAACATACCAGTTCCAGATGCCGATAATAAAATCACTGACGGCATTGAAAACCGTTTCTATTGTGGTTCTGACCGCCGTGAAAATCTTTGATACAGTATCATGAATTTTATTCAGAACACTGCTGATAAAATCATAGACTGCATTCCAGATACTCACAAAGAAATCATGCACTGCTGTGAAAACTTCTGTGATGACAGAAGATACTGCATTTACTGTCGTTTCCACTGCATTCTGAATCCATTCCCATGCGGAAAATACAGCATCTTTGCAGTTTTCCCAGATGAACCGGAACGGCAGTGTGATTATCTGAAACGCCGCATTCAGAAGCCCGGCAATCAGCATGATGCCGAACTGTACTGCATTCACGATGGTATTCAGAACATTGCTGACAGTGTCTTTGATGCCCTGAATCCAGTCATAGAGGCTTTCACCATAGCCGACAAAGAAATTCCAGATTCCGGCGAAAAATTCGCTCACTGCGGAAACAATACCGGATAAAAATTCTTTGATTGTTTCAAAGCCGGAAACCCAGCTGTCAAAGAAATTGAAAAGCGTTTCCTGAATGGACTCCCATATACCGATAACTGCATTCCGGAAGTCTTCGTTCGTGTTCCATAGTGTGACAAGTGCCACAATCAGACCAGCAATGACAGCAATCACAGCGGCGACAGGATTCGCTGCAATCACGCTGAATAATCCGGTGAATGCGCCGGAAACTTTTGACAAAATCACCGGAATTGCCGGCAGAATGACATCTGTGAAATAATAGAAAATATTTTCCAAATCCAGAAATATCATACCTGCATTCTGGATAAGTCCCGAAATGCCGGTTATCGCTTTAAAGCTCAGGAATGCCGTCACAACCCCCGTGAGAATTGGCGCAAGATTCCCGATATTCTGCAAAAATTCGCTGAATTTTTCTGCAATCTCCGGAAGAACTCCGATAATGCCTTCCACAATCTCCGGAACAGCTCCGGCAACCGTGCCGATAATTTCCGGCAGTGCGCCGATAAGTGCCGAGAAAAGCTGAAATCCAGCTTCCAGAATCGCCGGAAGATTCTCCAGAATGACAGATACAATTGCTGTGATAATCTGCGGAATGGCTTCCGTAATCGCCGACATGATTTCCGGAAGATTCTCCAGAATTGCCGATATTACTGCCGTGACAATCTCCGGAATCACTTCTGTAATCGCCGATATAATTTCAGGAAGATTATCCACAAGAGCATGAAACAGCGTGATTCCTGCCTGAATCAAATCCGGAACACGGGAAAGCAGTCCGCTGACAATGCCTGTAATCAGTTCCGGCAGTACGCTCACAATGTTGCTGATGATTTCCGGAAGTGCATTCACAACCGCAGAAAACAGCGTGATTCCTGCTTCAATGATGATATCTATGCTTTGCAGAAGTCCGTCAGCGATATGCTGCACCGCATCCGGCAGAATGGCAATCAGTTCCGGCAGAGCCTGCAATAATCCATCTGCAAGTGCCGTAATCAGAGAAACCGCTGTCTGTATCATAACAGGCAGATTTTCCCCGAACTTTCCGGCGAATTTCTGAATGAAATCAGTGACTGCTTCCAGAATTACAGGAATATTCCCTGAAAGCGTTTCTGCAATCGTTGTGCCGATTCCGGTCACAGCTGGAATCAGTGACGGCAGAGATTGCAGAATGCCGGAAACAATCACGCTGACGGCATCTGTGACCTGTCCTGCAATATTCCTGATGTGTATGCCTAATTTTACAGTCATATTCTGCAAGGCACTGCTGAGGATATTTTCTGCGCCGTCTCTGCCCTGCAACACTGCTGTCAGAGCCGGAACAATTTTCTTTGTAACTGCCTGCACCATCACCCGGAGAGGACGTTCTATGCTGTCATAAATTTTCAAGCCGAGTTCTTCCCATGCGCTGTTCATGCTTGCAATGTCGCCCTGCAAGTTGTCGTTCATGGTTTTCGCCATTTCAGAAGCGGCATTGTTACAGCCATAAATCGCCTCTGTCAGGTCTTTGTAATCTTCTTCGCTGGCATTGATGACAGCGAGCATTCCGGAAAGATTCTGCTTTCCGAACAGAATCGCCGCATTCTGGAGCTGCTGTGCCTGTGTCAAGCCTTCTGTTGTCTGGCTGAGGTCTGCACAGACTTCGTCAAGGTCTCGTTCGTTGCCTTCTGCGTCCAATAAATCCACGTTCAGCCCGCCCAGTGTCTGCCGCAGAACTCCCATAATTTCGCCGAGAGATTTCATGCTGCCGTCCTCGTTGGTAAAAGCACTCTGCCCCGTTTTGACAGCTTCGGTAACACCTTCCTGTGCTGTGGTAAGTTCTTCCTGTGCAGAAATCAGATTCCGCTCTGCCGTTTCGAGGTCAATCAATTTTGTCTTTGCCTGTGCTGATTCTGTACCGTATTTTTCAACTGCCTGTGTGTAGGCAATCTGTTTTTTCTCCAAATCTCCGGTCTTTTTAGCGACTTTGTCACGGGCTTTTGAGACTTTTTCTTCGTCAACTTTATTGACCCATTCTGTTTCCAGCAAGCCGAGCTGTGCCATAGCAGCTGCCTGCTGTTTGGTCGGCTTTACCAGATTGACAAGCGCGTTTTTCAGAGAATTTCCGGCGGCAGAACCCTTGATTCCGGCATTCGCCATCAGTCCGAGCGCAACGGAAACATCTTCCACACTTGCGCCCATCGAACCGGCAACAGGTGCGCAGTATTTGAACGATTCGCCGAGCATCGAAACATTGGTATTCGCGTTTGACGACGCGGCAGCGAGAACGTCCGCGAAATGCCCGGCAGTATCTGCACTCATGCCGAATGCTGTCATAGCATCGGTGACAATATCGGAAGTCGTGCCGAGTTCTTCGCCGGAAGCGGCGGCAAGGTCAAGAACACCGCCAAGAGCCGCCGCTGACTGTTCCGCATCCCATCCAGCCATTGACATATATTTCAGGGCTTCGGCGGCTTCGTTTGCGCTGAATTTGGTCGTTGCACCGAAATGACGGGCAGTTTCTTCGAGCATCTGCATATCTTCGGCAGATGCGCCGGAAATAGCTTCTACTTCGGACATTGTGCCTGTAAAATCTCTGCCCAGAGTTACTACAGACTTTGCAAGTTCAGTGCATTTGTCGATAACTTTCTGGATAGCATTTGCGGCAAGATTGGCAAGAGTTGCACCCCAGACAGAAAATTTCCCGTCAGCTTTTTCGGCGGAATCCCCCAGACTGCCGACTGCTTCGTCCGCTTCTCCGGCGGATTCTTCCATGTCACCAAGAGAACCGTCAGCCGTATCAGCGGAATGAATGACTGTATCAATCTGGTTGACAGCATCGGCATATTTGACGGCAATCGTGCCGAACAGAGAAAAGATTTCCATGCATTCACTCCCTTTCCGGCGGTATGAAACTGCTTAAAATTTTCTGTGATTTGATAAGCTGGTTCTGTATCTGCTGATTGGTCATGCCGGAATCCGGTTCAGATTTCCGCACCGGAACAGGCTGTTTCAGAGAATTCTGAAAATCAGAAAAGCTCTGGTTCGTTTCGTTCAGGGGATTGGAAATCACAGCAAGATACATCTGCCAGCTTTTGTCTTCATCGTACTGTTTCAGAATTGTGGTGACGGTGCTTTCGAGCCTTCCGGTTCTGACTGCTCCGCTGAGATAGTCGCCGGGATTGTGGTATCGTCTGTAGCAGAGTTCCCGGAATTTGTCTGTTCCGTATCGGCAAATTCCAGCACTTCCGCTAAAAAATCCTGCAAATCTTCTTTCTTTGCGAATTCTTTCAGCAGTTTTGCAAATTCGGAAATTCGCATATTTCTGAAATCTTCCCTTGTAGTTTCCCTGCCGGTTTCCCAGACGGTACACCCTGCCAGAAATGCATAGATTTCCTCACGGGCGGAACTCATGTGCTTCATGAGTGCGCCGACAGCTTTCATAGCAAGCACAATGCCGATTTTTTTCATATCTTCCTTGTTTCGCATTGCATTGATTTCGTCTTTATCGAATACACCGATAACTGTATTCACGCCCACAGCATCCAGCACGGCGCAGAAATCAAATGCATTGTCAGCTGTCAGATTCTGAAATTTCATTTCCATTGTCATTGCTCCTCTCTGATTTTTCAGCCGGAATCACAAAATTTCCGGCTTTCTGAATTTCTGCATAACGGGCTTTGCTGACGGTCAGAACTTCGCCTTCCGGATGCAGTTTTCTGGTATGAATATCAATAAATTCACGGATAACCTGTACTTTCATGATTAAGCCTCCGCCTTCGGATAGTAGATTTTCAGGTCGAGTTTGTCAAGCGTGTCATTGGCAAGGTCAGCCGTACTCTCAAACTTGACTGCATAGGTTGTCTGTTCGGCATTTTTCGTTTCCAGTTCAAATGCTTCTGTACAGAGAGCATTCGGCAGAATGATGATGATATTTTTTCCACCGCTGAATGTGCCGACATAGGCGACATTATCCAGATAATCTTCATCAGAAATATTTTCTTTTGTGACATATTTGTCATAGTTGTCGTCCTCGGAAGTTGCCTTCACAAGATGCAGAGTCTGTGTCAGAATTTCAGGAGTGATTTCCGTCATCTGCCCTTCGAGTGTTGCTGTTTCGCCGACTTTCTGTTTTGATACACCCATCACCAGAACCGTTGCGCCGTCAATTTCAATATCGAGCCATGTTGCTTCATAGTTAAATTTCAGACCGCCGGAAGTTGCGCCCAGAACTGTACCTTCCCAGCCGGGTGTATGCCCCTCGGAAGTCTGTGCGTTATATTGCAGATTCTTGTAAATCACACCTGCACCGAGAATCATTTTCTTGATGGTTTCTTTGGTGATGCCGTGTTTTTTCAGAGCCATAATTTATTCCCCTTTCCATTTGGAACAAAACAATTTCATGCTGATGCGGAACAAATCCATTTCGCCGGACGGAATCGCATCAGCATTCATAAAGCGGATATAAAAAGCAGAACCGCCGGAAACTTCCTGCAAATCACGGAAGATTTCAGCGATTCTGTCAGCCGTCTGCACGGCTTGTAATTTGGATTCTCTCGACCAGATGTATTTTCTTGTATTACGTATTCTCTTTTTCAGGTATGAATACATACCCTTCCGGATGCTTTTTTTCTCCGGATAAATATTTTTTCAGCGTTTTTTTGCACATATGCATCGCCTGAAGAAGTCTTGTCTTGGAAGAAAATCTTCTTATCAGTACCCCCTCTTTGTCAAATATCAGAATGGGCTGAGCAGAACCCTTATTTAATCCTGTACGATAAGCATGTATCATATTTCCGGATTTATCTGTCCATTCCAGATTTGCAACATGATTATTTTGTTTATTTCCGTCAAGATGATTTACAAAAATTTCATTCTGATTATGCTGTGGCAAAAACGCAAAGGCAACAAGCCGATGCACCAGCCATTGCTGACAATGCCCAAGATGATAAAATTTTACACTTAAATATCCATCAGAATTTTTTCTTGGTGTCAAAATATGTTTTGAATTATCATTTCTGACACGACCATAATTGCTGACAGAATAATGCTCACTGAACTGGATGTTTCGCCATTCTTCATTCGGAAAATCCTCTGAATTCGTAATTTCAGGTTCTTCGACCGGATTTCTTCCTGTTTTCAAAAGCTGTACAGCACAGTCAAATCCTGCCTCAAAAGCGATTCTTGTTTCCTTGATAAGACAATTTGTTAATATATCATAATCTTTATCATGCTGTTCTGCATCCGTTTTGTCATCTGCGCAAAGCATTTCAACTGCGCTGATAAATTCCTCACTGTTTGTGGCATGGTCACTCCATGTTTCGTATAATATTTCCATATAATTCATACTGAAATCGCACCTTTCTGTTTTTTGTATTTTCATTTTAGCATATTACCGTACCTATGTCAATATATTAAAGTCTTCTTTTTAAAATAAAAATATCTTTTCTTTTTATTTTATTCATGTTATAATGAAATCATAAAGGTGGTGAAATTATGAGTACCAGTCAGAAAGCAGTCAGAAAATACAAAGAAAAAGCCTATGACAGGATTGAAGTGTTAGTCAAAAAAGGAAAAAAAGAACAAATTAAAGAACATGCCGAAAAGCAGGGGGAATCCCTGAATGCTTTTATTAATCGTGCTATCGACCAGACAATGGAAGATGACAGCTATAAAATTCCATGAATACTGAATTTGACAGCGTTCGCTGTTGCTGTGCCGGAAGCGACTGTATAATGATTGCCCAGTTCCATGAAACGAACACCGTCCATGCTGACAACTTTCCGTCCGAAGGCTTCCTCTGATTCGGTTTTGTAGCCGAGAATTCGTGCAAGCGTCTGAATTTTGCTGATAGTGTCAGTGTTCATCAGGAGCGCATCAGCACTGGTATTCTTGATTAAGTTTGTCAGTGCTTCATAGAATTCGTCAGCATTGGCTTTCAGCAGAGCCGACGTGCTGACATCAATCGCAGTGCCTGTGCCGTATTCTGTAGATGTTCCGGCAAGCATTTTATCAAGACCGTCAAATTCTTCTGTGTGAGTCGTAGCATCGCCATTAATCAGCGTATAGTGAAACAGGCTGATTGCGGCAAGAATTTTCTCCTGCATCTGGAAAGACATGGTATTATAGCGACCTTCTGCGGATTTCAGCACTCTGTCCATCTGAAACGCACCGCCGAAGATTTTCAGGTCAGCGGACTTTTTCTGCAAAGTCGCCTGATTGGCAGTGTATTCGCTGTTGATGGTTCTGAAACTTGCCACAGACGGCAGAAGTTTCTGCAAATAGCTGTAAGTCAGAGTCGAACCGCCGGACGGACTGACACAGTTATCGAACGGCAGAAGCTGTAACACTTCGGATTCTCTCAGGAAGATATCCACAACCTTTTCAGCGATTTTGTCGTTCATGCCGACTTTCATTTCTGCGAGTGTCATTGGCATAAAAAATCATCCTTTCTGGATTTTTAATTTTCGGATTCATAGAAATCATGGAGTGCATCGGCAAGAGTTGCCGGTTCGGGAGTGACATCTTTATCGCCGTCCGGAAGTTTATGCTCCTCGACTTTCTTCGTGCCGGAACTGCCCTCAAACTGATTCGGGAATTGTGTCTGCAAACTTTGCAGGAGAGCGTCCCAGTCCTTGACTTTGCCGTTTTCATCGAGTTCGAGTGTCTTGTTATCGGCTTTCATTTTTTCGTTCAGCTTGAAGGTCAGATAATCGGTATCGACTGCTTTCGCTTCCATCAGACCGAACCGGACGGCAGAAGCGGCTTTTTCGCTGGCAAGCTGATTCTGTAAATCCTGAATCTGCTGATTGAGTGCATTGACATCCACACCCTCAAAGCCCGTGAGTTTTTCGTTGGCGGCATCAAGGTCAGTTTTATACTGGTCTCGTTCGGTGTTTGCGCTGCTGATTTCGGAGTTGTGCAAATTCAGAATCTGACTCACCTGTTCCTCTGTTGCACCCTCGAAAATCTTCGTAATATCTGATTTCTTCATGGTTCATTCTCCTTTCGGGTATAAAAATAAGGCTGTTCAGCCTTATCTGTCATCTTCTTCCGGATAGCTGTCAATTCTTGCCACAATAAAATCCATAATTCTAGATTCAAAACTTTTTTTCAGATGTTCAGTATACTCACGGACAGCAGAAGTTTTCATCTGGTCGAAAATATCCCTGTCTTTTTCCTCTGCCGTGAACATATTGAATTCTGCTTCATAAACGACATTTTCAAACTCTGTTTTCCAAAATTGTATTTCTGCCTTGTCGTTTGCATTCAAATTCTCTTCATTGTAGATTTCAGGGTCAAAATAAGTCATGCTTTCACCTCTTTTCGGGCATGAGAAAACCGCCTTGACTTCTCAAAGCGGTTAATAGTTAATTTGTTAATTCTTCTAATGGGATATGTCTATAATAAGAACGGTCTAAACGTCCTTCAAGAGCGGCAAATTTAAAATCTGGATTATCATAGAATGATGCTTCTTCTGTTTCTTTAGATACGAAAAACGGCGGAAGAAAAACTGCTGTTCCGTCTTTATGACACCAACCGAAAATCCAACCATCAGGGGTTTCAGTACAGCAGTCTACTTTGAAACCATCACCTAAAGTATCTAATTTTTCTGAAAGCATCTGATAAGCTTGCTTTATTGTCATCATTTTCTTGCCACCACACAATCTTTTATAAATTCAGTAACTGGAAGACCGTCAACCCTTGCAAATTCTGTTGTACCTAGATAGACACTATCAAAATAATATGATACATCATTTCGGTTTTTCTGAGGGTCAATGAACATAACTTGCCCGTTTTTATTTTCGGCTACAATTAAGTGCTTGAAATCAACACCAGATATTGAAACTTCTGCTATCGCTCCATGACCGGCTTTTTGCAAAAATTCAGTAATCTGTTCCACACCTGTTCCGTCACATTTTTTCCATTCAGAACCTTTGAAAACATATTTGAAACCGCCTAATCCAATACGGTCTTGTGTAGCTGGAACGGATTCGGATGCAACCACATCATATCCGTTTCGGCGCATCACATAAGCCGGAACACAATGCTGACAGTTATCGTTGTCCCCTGTAGGATTTACGGTTTGTAAAGCCTGTTCCATAGTGTCGGGAACAGATAATTTAGGTAAAGAATCAAGATATTCCTGTGATACAAGGTCTGGTTCTTTAGGAGCGAACAAATCGCTTAATTTATCAACAAAAGAATCAAATAATCCGGCATATCTGCTTTGGCTTAATTCTATTGTACCATTTCCGCCGGAATTTGTCAAGAGATTTCCGGGATTTTCAGTCAGTTCGAGATACTTATTTTTGAACTGGTCAAAGTTCTCTGTTTCCGCGAGTGCCTTTGCTTCGGGTGTGTTCCGAAGCTGCTGCAGTTCCGATTCGCTTAACGCCCATCTGGCACGCTGAAGCAGAGCGCACCGGCAGTGAATATCTTCTTCCGGAACGCCGAATGCACCCGGATAGAGTGTTTTTTTGCCGTCAATCTCAAACGGCTGACCGACTTCGCGAAGCTGTTTATGCAGTCTGCGATGTGTGTCTCTGGTTCGGCTGTCCATTGTGGAATCCCATTGATTGACAACATCCGCACCGGACTGTTTCGCAGTGTTACAAGCATCATACTGCGCGTTGCACTGGACGCGATGCCCCTCTGTCCGGGCGATACGCATCGCATTGTATGCGCTGATATTCGCCTGTCCTGAAATCCGGGCGGCGGTATCGTGCCATGTCGAGCCGGACACAATACCCCGTGTGACTTCGGCAGCTATCGAAACTCTCAGGCGGTCAATGTCCGTGCCGAGTCTGGTATACATCGGCACGCTGATTCTGCTGTTTATCGTAATCGCCCTGACAGCGTTTTCCTGATTTATTGGTGTGATAATCGGAATGCCCTGCCGGTGAATATCGTACATCGCACCGAGCCAGCCATTTTCATAGCTGTGTTCCAGATATTCAGAGATTGTCTGATAATTCTGATTTTTCAGATTGTCCAGAATATTGTAAATCTGGTTTTGCAATGCCTGCTGATAGCGATACTGATAAATTGCCGCTGTATCGTTCGGGTTTGCCTGAATCCTTGCAAAGTAAGCTGACATCTTATCCTGCACATCATGGAGCGTTCCGGCATAAGCCATTTTCAGAACGTTCAGAACCTGCTGTTCGTCATTCAGGAGCGACTGCTGAACTTCTTTCTCCCATTTGTTCATGATTCAGCCTGTACCTCGTTTAAAGCCGTCTGCGCCGTCTGTAAGGCTTCTTCCGGATTATCAGGGAACTTGTCTTTGAGTTCATCATAATCCCAGTCCAGAAGCTCACAGAGGTCTTTCCGGAGCTGTTCCGTCGGTGCTTGTGTCATGAGATTCAGCAGCGTGTTGACTCTGGTCTGCTGCGTCTGTGCGTTAGTCAGTTCGATTTGAGCGTTGTCAGATGCGTTTGTCAGCGTTTCTCTTGTGAATCGGAAATACACATCTTCGGACTGGTACGCTGTGCCGTTCTGCTGATTGATTTCATCCAGAACGACTTCGACAATCTTCCGGAGAAACTGCTTTAATCTGGTTTCGAGCTTGTTGCATTTCAAATCAAGCAGAACATATCTTGACTTGATGACAATATTCGTGATATTGCCGTCACCTAACTGCGCCGAGTTGAATCCCATGCCGAAACGATAGATATTCTTTTCGTCAAGTTCCAGTTTGGCTTTTCGGGCTTCGGTCGGAATATTGATTGTCCGGATATCGACATCGCCGTTTTCATCCACACCGACAAGCTTTTTCGTTTTCAGATTATGTTGCAGTTCGTCCATGCTTGCGCCCTCATAGCCCTTGACGACATAGATGCCTTCGGTCAGGTCTTGCAGGTTATTACTCAATCCACAAGCCATGAGGTCATAATCGTCGATAAGGGCTTTGACAGGTTTCAGACCGGAAATGCGCCCTTTGTTGTTATCCAGCCGGAAAAACGGCATAAAGCCTAAGCCCTCAAAATAAGTTGTATCGTCGTTTTCTTTCCTGTAGATGACGTTCGGACGGGGATTCGGCTTTCTGGATTTGTCCAGTTCCGGAAGTCCGTCAGCGGTCTGCGTGAAACAGGTGATTGACGTATCGTCAAAGACCTCAATTCTGTAAATCATATCGCCCTTGATATTGATTCGCTCCGGATAGCGGTAGAGATAATAATCTTTTCCGTCAGAAGTGAAACGTCCGTCAGCTTCGACAACATTCAGACTGTCAGCGCACTGGAAAGATAATTTATCTTTGCTGTTCCGGTAAGCGTACAGATACGCCCAGCCTTTCACAACTGCATCTTTTTTATTTTTTTCAGTCTGAATTCAATATCATCAATCACTCTGTGATGTTTGATACGGTCTGAAATAGCGTGTCGGCTTACCCCGATGAAATTTGCGGCATCAGCAATAGATTCAAATTCCTGCACGAACTCTCCGTTTTTGTACATCAAAACTGGTTTGCAGTTTTTCTGTCTTGCTTTCTCGGCGTTGTGTAAAAGAATCGTTTTTAATCCCGGATTTTCCCGGACAGCGTGTTGCATATTTTCATGGCTTGTTGCCCATTCAAGATTTTCTAAACGGTTATCTTCTCTGATTCTGTTGATATGGTTTACAACCGATTTATTCTGTGGGTTTGGCAGAAACGCTTGCGCCACCAATCTATGAACAAGATACAGCTTTCCGCCTTTTGCCTGTTCATTTGCAAGCGAAACTTTGGCATAGCCATTTGGCGCAATTGCCTGCGCTTTTATGCAACCTGTAATGTCGTTTTTTACTCTCCCATAACTGCTTACAGAATAATTAGGGAAATTTTCAATTTTTCGCCATTCTTCGCCCGGATAAGCCGGGTCTTCTCTTGCGCCGATAAGCTGAACTGCCGCCATAAATCCGGCTTTGAAAGCGATTTGCCGTTCGGCACTGGTGCAGATAAGCAAAATTTCCTGTTTTCTGTCGTCGTTTCCGCAGAGTTTGTCTAAAGCCGTATTCAGTTCCTTGCTTTCTTCGCCGTTTTCATTCCATGCAAAGTATAATTCTTCTAAATAATTCATGAGATAACCGCCTTTCTGTTTGATAAGTCTATTTTATCATATAGTACCCTATATTGTCAATGCATAAAAATATTATTTTCAAAACAAATACATGCTTTACTTTGTTTTCAGAATATGCTATAATAAAACAGGGGGGGTGAAAGTATGAGTTCTCATAGCAAAGCTGTTACAAAATATATCAAAAACAATTATGACGAAATCAAAATCAGAGTACCGAAAGGCGACAAAGAACGGTTCAAAGAACACGCTGAAATCTGCAAAGAATCGTTAAATGCCTTTATCAAAAGAGCCATTGAAGAAGCAATAGAACGTGACGAGCGAAAATAGATTTTCTGTCGGTTGGTCTGTAGGTCATTTCAAGCGGACTTTCCTTGATGTCCCACCATGCCGAAACGCCTAATCTGTGAATCGCCCATTTCAGTTCCGTGAAACAACTGTCTTTCAGCGTTCTGTACGTCTTCCGGATAACCAGCAGATTCGCTTCCGGATATTTCATCAGATTGACGATGAACCAGAGTGCAGTTGTCTTTGACTTTTTCGATGCTCTCGAACCCTTGACGACTCTGTATCTGCCCTTGAACTTCCAGAACGTGCCGTAACCTCTGCCGACGACTTCCGGCAGACTGATGTTAATCTTCAAGCTGTTCTTCACCGGAAATCACCACCGGAACTGCTCCGCTGATATTGTTGTCCTGTTTTGTTGTGTAGCCGTGACGACTCATCCACAGACCTGCAAGCTGAGTCGGAATCTGCCCTGTCTCGAATTTTTCTCTTGCATCGACTTCACATTCTTCTTTCATCTTAGTAACCATGTCAGCAAACTGTTCGTTCTCTGCATAGCGTTCATAGAAAGAAGCCCTTGAAATGCCGATATAAACACAGAATCCCTCAATTGTATAAGTTACTTTTCTTTTCAGTTCCGCACTGACAAACTGACTGCTTTTCTGACTGAATTCATGAGTCAGAACCATTCTGTTATTGCAGTATTCCTTGTATTCTTCCCATGCGGTTTCCAGTGCCTTTACAGAACTGAATTTTCTCGGTCTGCCCATTTCATCACCTTCTATCAGTATGTAAAAAGCACCGGACGACTGCCCGATGCTTTTATTGGAGGTTTATGCCAAGTATGAACAAATTCCCATAGCTCTATACTACCATTATATCACTTTTGATAGTCGCTTTCAATCGCCAGTTTGTCCAGTGCAGTTTTATGTTTTTTGAAAACGGTTGCTCTGTGATAGTGCATCTTCTCGGCAGTCTGTTCAAACGTCAGATAATTCAGATAGTGCCACATCAGAACGGCTTGCAAATCGTCACCATCGATTTCAGCGATTGCAAGACTGATTTCCTTACGAATAGTTTCAAGTCTGACAAGCTGTTCCTGTGCCTGCTGCTGTGTATCAGCTAACCGGATAAGAGCATCTTCGGTACTGTTGCCGGATGCTGTTCCGCTGATGCCGGAATAGCTTCTGCTGATGCGTTCTGCAAGACTTCTGTCACGTTCGAGTTTCATTTCCAGAGCCTTGACTTTCTTTTCGGCATAGAACGCACGTCTGAGCCATGCAATTTTTGCTTTCTGTTCATTGGTCATGATTTATTCTCCCTTCATTTCAGGCGGTTCAGGAAGCGGCATCCAGTGAGTGACTGTTGTTATTTCATAGTTTTTATGACAATTGAGGTCAGTAGCATTCCATGCGCTG